CCCCGCCGATACCGGCCGGCAGCATGGTCGGCGACCCGGGCGACCGCAGCGCGGACCCGGCGGACCGTCTCCTCGGTGCCGCCGCCCCGGTCCGTCTTCCCGATCTGCAGGTCCGACACGACAACCACGAGCGTCGCCTGCCCGGCCGGACTCTCGGGCGCCCTGACCGGCTCAGCGAAGATCGGCGCCAGATCCTCGAACCGCTTCGCCTGCACCTCGCCGCGCTCGATGACGCCTGGCTTGTACGTGATCTTCTCGTACGACCCGTCGGCCAGGCGGACCGTCTTCCCGCGGGCCGTGATGGCCTCCACGGGCACGCCGAAGTACTCGTCAACACCGCCCTTGCCCTGCTCGCTGCGGCGCTTCAGCGCCTTCCGGTGGCGCCTGACGGCAGCCTCCGAGGTGCCGAACTCGTCGGCGATGGCCTGGTTGGTGCGCCGCTGATGCTGCGGCAGGGAATCGTTCTCGAGGATCGCCTCGTCCAGAGGAGTCACTCGCCGACCTCCTTCTTGTAGTTGTTCACCCACGTGCGGAGCTTGAACATGTTGAACCCGGCCCAGTGGGCGATGGTGTCACCGGTGCGCTTGTCAACCACGTAGCAGACGGGGGCGGCCGTGTAGCCGTTGGCAGCTGCGATCGTCTGGGCTGCGTCGTCGTCCCGGAACTTCGTCTCCAGGTACGGGGTGTTGTTCTTCGTGAGGTACCGCTTCGAGGAGCGGCACTGCTGGCAGGACGGCTGGGACGCGATCATGATCTCGAATGAAGCCATTTGTTTATACCTTCCGTTTTACGAGGGTCTACGTGTAGCGAGGCGGGTGGGGGTACTCCCGGACGGTTTCCCCCCACCCGCAGGCCCGGTCAGAACGGGGCACTGAACGTGTTGGACGTGGTCGGTGCGAGCGCCTGCACGCCACCGACCTGGTCGGCCTTCTTGACGTAGCCGAGGAGCTTCGGGAACCGGACCTCGAGGGCGACGCCGGACTTGGTGCCAGACTCCCAGTCGCGGCGGACGAGCACACCGGTCACTGACACCCGGTCGCCCTTGTGGAGAACGTCACCGAGGTAGTTCTCCCGGTCACCGAAGAATGTGACGTCGACATACAATGGGTCTCCGTCGTCCTCCCACTGCTTCGTGTCCCGGTTCTGGGTGCGGCGGGTGGCGGCCAGGGAAAGCCTCAGCATGGCGGTACCGGACTGCGCGTACTTGATCTCCGGGTCCCTGGTGAGCGTCCCCGTAACGGTGATCTCAGCTGCCATTGGTGTTCCTTTCGTTGAACAGGTTGATGATGGTGACAAGGTCGGTGACGGTCATGGTCACCCACTGGTCTTCGGGTTTGCCGTTGCCGTGTCTCTTGTGGATGACGACGCCGGCGGCGCCTCCGATGTTGCCGGCTTCAGTATGCGCTTCCCGCGTCCACTTTGGCAAGTCCATTCGGGTAACGTTTTTGCATTCGATGGCGATGCGTTTGCCGGCGATGTGGACGCCTGCGATGTCTCCGGAGTCGTGGGCGCCGGTCTTGACTTGCCGGTCGATGTGGAGGCCGTACAGCCGGTCGTTGAGGTGGTCGGCGATGAGCCGTTCGAACCGGGACCCGGCCGCTTTCGCGGACCTCAGGTTGCGTCCCATGCTTCGCACAACTCCTTCTCGACCTGGTCGTGGATGGCCGCCAGCTGGCCCTGCAGGTATTCACGCATCTCGGTGGTGTCCTCCTGCCGGGAGGCCAGGTAGGTGATCGCGTCGGCGAAGTGCGTCTGCAGGGAGTCGAGGCCTGCCTGCCAGGAGTCGCGGGCGGCGATGTTGTCGGCATGCCGGCGCGCATACCAGCGGGCCTTCGCCATGTCTTCCCCGTACGCGGAGCCGTCTTTGCTGCCGGCGCGGAGCGCGTACTTGATGATGTTGCCGATCAGGAATGTTTCCCTCTCGGTCAGGTAGATAACCTCGACGGGCCACTGTGTGTAGTGGGCGGGGTGGTTCACGTTGTCGTTCATGAGATCACCGTCACGGCCTCACCGTCGGGGGCGGTGCTGAACAGATCCCAGTCCTCCTGCCGGTGTTCCCGCTTGGCGTGCACAACTATCGGCAGGGTGGCCTGCTCGTAGTCAGCGTCCGCCGTGGTGGGGATGACGACCGGCGTGTCGTTGCCGTAGCGGAAAGCGACCTCCTGGAGTGACCTCAAGAGCTTGCCGACGGTAAGGTCTGCGCACTCTGGTTCACTGTGGCTCGCGTCGGCTGTGGACTGTCCGGTGGACCCGAAGCCACCCTGGCCGCGGCTGGTGTTGTCGTCCACAATTCCGGCCTCCATGCTGGCGGCGGGGAGCGGCAGGATGATCAGCTGGCAGATGCGGTCGCGGGCGGCGACCAGTACCGGCTCGGCGAGCGCGGCGACGAGGACCTTCAGGTTGCCGCGGTAGCCGGAGTCGATGATCCCGACACCGTTCGGAATGGTGAGGCCCTTCTTGCCGGCGGACGACCGGAGGGTCAGCTGCCCGTAGTGGCCGTCGGGGATCGCGACCCGGATTCCCAGGTCAATCGTGTACACGGCCCCGCGGCGGACCAGGCAGGTCTGCCCTTCAGGGACGTACAGGTCCAGGCCTGCGTCCGTGGCGTGGGCCCGGGTCGGGTCCTGCACGTTCATCGTCTTCTGTACGGTGACTTTCATGAGTGTTCCTTTCTGTTCCACGGGGACCGGTCTCGGCCTCTCGTCAGATCGTGCGGTTCGGCGTGGTACTTGTCAATGTCATCTTCGTCCCAGGCGAGCGGGGAGTGGGCGCCGGAATCGACTGCGGTCTTGTGCGCTACCTGCGACCCCCAGTTCACGGGGGCGAGGTTGCACTGGTTCCGAGACCAGGCGCATGCGATGAGGAGCCTGTCCTCTTCGGGCACGTACTCGCCGGCCCGCCCTTTCTGGATCGACCGCAGTTTCACGCCGGCCATGTCAGCGATCCGCTGCTCGGAGTGGCCGATCCACATGAGCGACAGGATCCGCCGCTGCACTCCGATCGGGGTGACAGTGCGGAGCTTCATGCTTCCTCCTGCGGCTCCGGGTTGACGCCCGCCTCCCACTTGTCAATGACAGCGGACAGGGAGTCAGGGTCGTCCATGGTCGCGCCTGCGGCCTGCGCCTGCTGCCACACTTCGTTGGCGTCCCGGCCGGACTCGTGGCAGTAGTCCATGAGGATGGTGCGGGTCATGTCCCGCTGCGTGTGGTCCTGTGCGGGCTTCTGCGGGGCGTCCTGCGCGGGCGTGGACTCCAGTTCCTCTGGCGTGTACACGGTGCCTGCGAGGGCGTCTGACGCGCCCTGACGGCACACTTCGGTGATGGCGCGGGCGCGGAGCATCTGCCTCGGGTACTGCTGCCACGGGCCGCGGCTGCCCCACAGTCCGGCGGCCTGCGCCTTGCTCTTGTCCCAGGTGACGGTGAACTCGTAGTCAGGGTCGTCAGCGCGGATCAGGGTAGCGGTCACGGAGTCGCCGTCCTCGCGGAGACGCAGCTTGTGGCCGGCCCTGCGCACAACAGCGCCCATCAGGTCCGCGGACATCGTCATCTTGCCGCGAGCCACGACCATCGACTGCATCACCTGCGTGTACGGGACACTCAGCGCGTCACCGATGTCCATGGCCCACACAATGTCGGCGGGCTTTCCCCTGTACTCGGCGGGGATCAGCGAGGACTGGGCGACGATCTTTGCGTGCTCGATACGGTCTGTCATCGGAGTGTTCCTTTCATCATTGTGCCGAGGAGTTGGTTGGCTACGTCCGCGGGGTGGGCGTCGCATTGGTATGGCATGTCCACGGTTGAGCGGCCGGCGTGCATGGTGACTCCGGCGCGCCCGACGTGGACGGTCATGAGGTCTCGGTCACCCCAGTAAATGTACAGGGTTGCGGCCTCGCTGTCAACCATCGGCTCCTCGACGAGGTGGTCGGGGCCGGGGTGGTCGCGGAGGCAGACGTCGGCGATGACCTTGGCCATGGCGATCCTGTCCGCGACGCCGGCATAACGGCCGATCATGACCACTCCTCGCGGGCGTCGTTGAGGGCGCGGCGGATCGCGTTGTAGATGGATTCCTTGGGGGCGTTCGGATCGCAGGCGTAGCGGCTGCCGGCGGCGTCGAGGGTGTACAGGCCGTCCTCGTCCACACCGACGATCACATTGCCGCGCTCGGTGCGGGCTTCGATGTACGGGGAGCCGTGGGTGGTGGACTTGAAACTGGCGTACTCGCCCTGGCCGAGGTGGTTGCGGATGGCTTCGAGGAAAGGCATGAGGAGGCGGGTCTGGGAGAGCGGTGACATTGGGCGGTTCCTTTCAGCTGTGGCGGATGTTGATTGTTTGGGTGCGGCCGGTGGCTGGGTCGGTGTAGGTGACGTGTTTCCAGTCGGCCATCTCGACTCGTTCGACGCGGCGCCTGTACCTGGCGGCTGCGGCTTTCGCAGACTCGGACCGGTTCTTCATTGCGGTGTTCTGGGGAATGTTCATGACAGTGGCAGATTTCTCAAAATGTTTTCCGCGGCGGCTTCCGCATTCTTGTATTCGAATACCGGGGCCTGCGGGAGTGGCTTATTGGACGAGGCAACAACGACATTGAGGTTATTGTTGATGAGTGCTACGCCGCGTCCTGGAATCACGATTGCGAACTTCTGAACATCCTCTATCGCGGACCTCACGGTGACCGGCTTAGCTTCAGCGGGGAATCCGCGGCGACTGATTTCCTTAGCGGTATCCAGTGACATCCTCCACGGGTTCTTCTTGTTGCGGCGGAACATCAGCCCTCCTCGAGGGAGAGGAAGCCTCCGACGATCCGGCCGGCGTCCTTGCAGGTGATCGGGTAGGAGATGTGCGCGGCGAGCCTCGACACGTACACGATGCGGTTGTGGTGGACGGCGACCTTCGCAGTGCAGGTGGTGTTGCCGTCTTCGGCGATGGCTACGACTGCAGCGTCGGGGTAGCCGGCCCGGCCGACCTCGGAGGCGACAGCGCCGTAGCCGGTCGTGTTCTCGCGGACCCACTTGGCGATGAGGACTGCCGTGTCGTTCTGGGCGGTGGTTGACAAGTACATGGAGGTTCCTTCCTGGAGCTGTGTGAGCGTTTCTGCGGGCCGTTCAGCGCACGGCCGGTGCCTGGTACCGGACTGGGGTCGTTAGGGCCTCAGCGTGGCGGAGAGTGGCCTTCCTGCGGTTGCTGGACCGGGTGGCCTTGATGGCGACGGGCAGGCCGACGATGAAGCCGGCAACAACGACCGTAGTGACGTGGCCGGTGACCAGGGCCAGGGTCGAGGCCAGGACCCAGACGATGTTGAGGGTGGCGACCCAGGTGATCAGGGTGGTGGCTGCCTTGCTGGGGGCCTGGGCGGTGGTGTTCATTTGGTTCCTCCTCGGTAGGGGTTGATTGAGTTGACGGGATCAATCTACGGCGTGTCGACACGCCAGTCAACCCGCGCCGCCGTGACATCGGTCACGACCTGGGGAGGTGGAAGGGGGTGCCAAACTGGCACGAGGGGGGGGTGTCATTTTGGCACCCAAACCTTATCCAAGAGAATAAACACCCCCCTACCCCCCGTGGCACGGGTCCGGGGGGTGCACCCAAGCCCGACACCCGCCGGCGCCGGAGGCGGACGACTGCGGACAGGGCAGCAACCCAACCGACCAGCACCTGCTACTGTTGGTCTCGTTGGTTGACAGCTGGTCGGGTTTTCGTTGTGTTCCTACCGGCCAGCCGGGGCCCGGGTTGAGCCACGACGCTCCCCGGGCCCCAACCAACAGGCCAACAGGAACACGCACAGGAACACGCACAGGAACAACGGAGAAGACATGGAGTACTACAACACCCAGATCATCGGGGCAATCAACATCCGCCCCTACTGGAAACAACACGACCTCACCGGCGGAGACATCGCCACCCTCACCGCACTCTGCACATGGTGGAACTGCGAACACATCTACCCATCCTGGGCCGCCCTCGAACAACGATCCGGCCAGTCACGGAGAACAGTCGCCCGCGCCATCGCACACCTCACCGAACTCAACATCATCGAGGTCCGCACCACGCCAGGCAACACCAACGAATACGCCATCCACCTCAACAACCTCCTCAACCACGACGGCCTCGTAGCAGCAGGCGCCGCCACCCACGACCGCCTCCCCGAACAGCCCCGCACCTACAAGCCGCTCACCCCCGTCGCAGACAGAGTCACCGCCGACGACATCACCCGCGCCCGCGCCAAGCACGACAAAGCCGCAGCCAAGAAACAAGCCCAGAAGGCGCAGGAAGCCCAGGAACGAGCCGAATTCAACAAGGTGTACCCAGGCACCAAAGCCACCGTCCGGGACTGGCAGAAAGCCCGACAGCACGCCACAGCCCAGGAAATCACCGACGGAGCCAAAGCGTACGCAGACCAATGCCGCCGACGTGAAACCCCAACCCGATACATCCGCACCGCACGCCGCTGGCTCGAAGACCACGACTGGGAGAACTACCAACCCACCAAGCCGACCAACACAGACGACCTCCTCGGCACCCCACGCATCAACAACCCCGAACTCATGAACGCCGAAGCCACACCCGAACTCATGGCAAACATCGCAGCCATGTGGGACAACGCCACCAACAACTAAGCCACCAAAAAAAGGAACACAAATGGAAACCACCACCATCGAACAATGCCTCATCGGTTCCGCCCTCGCAGGCAACGAAGCGCAGACCGACACCACCTGGGCCACCACCCCAGACATGATCGCCAACACCAGATACGCGGTCCTCTGGGGAATCATCCGCGACCACTGGGCAATGGGCAGAGTCCCCACCCCCGCCACTGTCCTCGCTGAAATCCGGAAGCCCGCCACCGGCGACGACATCCTCGACTGCGTCCACGCCTCAGTGAACCCCGCGGACGCGGACCACTACGCCCGCCTCGTCCAAGAAGCCTCAGCCAAAAGAGACGTCCACGACGCACTCACCCGCGCAGAACAACTCCTCCAAGGCGACTCCACTGCCGCCGAAGTCGCCGCCTGGGCACAGTCCCACATTGGCAGCACCGCCCCCGACGGTGACACCATCTCCATGCCATCCCTCGTCGACCAGTGGTACACGGCCAAACGAGCCACCGGCGTCCACACACCATGGGCCGCGGTCAACGACATCATCGGCATGCACCGCGACGGCGGCCTCCACGTCATCGGCGCCCGCCCCGCAGTAGGCAAAACCCTCTACGGGCTCTACCTCACGTCCTGCGCCGCCCGCAACGACAGGCACGTCCTCTACGTGTCCATGGAAATGCCGGCCCGCGAGCTCCTTCCCAGGCTCTTGTCCCAGGCCACCGGCGTCACACTCAAGTACACAACCCGGGAAGAGCAGGCGCCCGCAGACACTGCAGACATCCTCAACAGGGCCGCCGCCCAAGTCGCAGCCCTACCCATCCACATCAGCGACAAGGCCGGCATGTCCGTTGAACAGGTCGCAGCCCTCGCCCGCACCCTTCACCACAAGAAGAAGCTCGGCGCCATCGTCATAGACCACATGCAACTCCTCGCCCCTTCCCGCGGCGTGCCCGGCTCCTCGCTCCGAGAGATGGTCACCTACCAATCCCGGGCGCTGAAAGAACTGGCCCTCGAACTGGACGTCCCAGTGTTCGCCCTGTCGCAGCTGTCCCGCGCGTCCGAGATGAGAGACGACCTCGCTCCGAAGCTCGCCGACCTCCGCGAGTCAGGCAGCATCGAACAAGACGCGGACACTGTCACCCTGCTCAGCCTTCCCGTCCGCAACGGCACACCAGACCGGACGCGGCTCGCCGTGTCTGTAGCCAAGAATCGCCATGGGGCAACCGGCGACGCGGAGCTCATCCGTCAGCCCGCCATGGCCGTCCTCGCAGAACCCACCCGAGAAGGCCACTGACAGCCACACAGACGGGCGAACCCCCCTCACCTGGTCCACGGGTGCAGGGGGGTGTCCGTTAGGCCGCCAGCGTGGCTTACACGGCCTCCGTGTAGACAGGTGGACTGGGTACCATAGGAACGCCCACACCAACCAATAAGGAGACCGCACATGACCCGCACCCTCTACGTCACGGCCGCCACCACAGGCGCCCTCACCGCACTCCACGCAGCACTCCTCTGGTACGCCGGCTTCACCGCCGGGGAACTCGACATCTCCACCGCCCTCCTCTGGACCACCGTCTCCGCCGTCTGCCTCGCATCGCTGCGCCCCATCCGCTGGGCCCGCAAGCACGGCAGCCACCCAGGCTTCCACCGCCGCTGACAACCCAGGATCCTCCGACACCAACACAGGTGCCGGAGGATCCGTCTACCTCACCGCAATCACCGCACCACCCAACACCCGACAGGGACCTTGTACCCAGGCGGACCGGGTGTCCCACCCCCACGCCCGCGCCCCGTTGGGGCTATGACACCAAACCAGAGATAACTAGGTAGTAGATAGTAGGCACCTGTGGATATGTGGATAACCCCACCTTCCGTTGCAACCCCAACGACCCACACCCCACAACCACCTGTGGATAACTTGGAGGGTGCAGTGAATTACTTGTATGCACAACCACTTACCCACAGGTTATCCACAACCAATCCACAAAGATACCCACAGAGTTACCCACATGACCTAGCACACAGGGGAGGACTAAAGACCCAACCCGGGGAAAACCAAACACCAGAAACCCACAACCCAAACACCCCCCACCCAGACAGGAGACACCCACTCACCCCCCACCCCCACCACCCCACCTAGGATGACCACATGACATGGACCACCAGCACACGCAGACAACGACTGCCAAACAACTGGAACAAACTCAGACAACAAGTCCTACGAAACAACAACAACAAATGCGCCGGACTCCCCCACCCAATGGGCACCCCCACCCAGATGGCAGGGGGCACGCCCACCCCCACCGGGAGGTGGCACGCCGCCGGGTGCAACGGCCAGGCAACAGACGTCGACCACATCACCGCCGGAGACAACCATTCAATAGACAACCTGCAACCCCTGTCCCACGCCTGCCACCACGCCAAAACCACCGCCGAGACCCTCGCCCGCACGGCCACACGACACGCAATGACACAACACAAACACGCGCCGCACCCAAACATGCAACAAACACAAAACAAAAACAAAACGAAACAAAACGAAGAAAAACCAAACGAAACACAAAACCAAAGCCTGCGCGAACGCTTCACATGAAAACGAAAAAAATCCGCGACAAAAATCTTCGAAACACCCTGGCATCGCCTCCCCCCCCACCCCCGGAAAGGACCGCCGGAGGGAGCA